TGGAATGAGGCGATCTGCCAAATCAGGGTGCATAGCGATCGCCGCGCGAATCATCGCATCAGGATCGTCAGGAAGCGGTGCCTCCATCGGCGCACCAGCACCGGCCATCATCGAATCGTTAGGACGTTCCGTCGCACCAAACACCGACCGGCGTTGCCCTGCTGGCTGGGCAGTTGCAGACTGCTGACCACCACCCGCCACAGGCGCTGCACGGGCCTGATCGTTGACCGCCTTGTTTTCGCCGTACGGCAAACCTTGAAAGTCGGGGGTAGGCCCCCCGTCGGTCCGCTGTGACAGGCTGCCCGGCCCCGACACTGCTGCAGGGCTTCCGGGACGTTGATAGCCGCCTCTTCCACGGTTACGTGCCATTTAAAAACCTTTCCATGAGAATAATGCTACGACAAGTCGGTTCATCGGGTAGCCGCCACCGTCTGTGCGCCACCTTGGGCGTCACCTGCGCCGGTAAGCCGCGAAAGTACTTGAGAGTTGCCTTGGCCGCCTTTCAGCATCTCTAACACTTCGTCGATGTTTGGTGGCACCCCGCCCTGCTGTGCCATAGGGACAGGCGGTTCCTCTTCACTCTGGTAGAGGACCTCGAATGCTGCCTTGACGTCGCCGGTACGCCACACTTCGAACGCTAGCCGTTCCGCTGACGGGTCGCCCTGCTGTGCTCGTGCCATCAACCCCTCAAACAGGACGTTCTCGGCCTGATCTTTCCGTAGACGTTCCTCGATACGTGGGATGTTATCCAACCCTGACATGTTTTCACGGAACGTAGTCAAATCGATTGCCTTGGCAGCAAGCAGTTGCAGCCCGCCAACAATCTTAGTAGGTTCATCCCACGACGCCATCATCCCGTAGATTCTGCGGGTACCGTAATGTCCTGCGATATGGATGCTAGGCGTATAGCTTTCCGTACCCCTACTGCCACGGACAGAATCGTCCATCATCTTACGGACGTTAGGGTAGGCGGCTTCGTCCCATTCGAGCCGCATCCCGTCCAAGTCTACCAGCGTCCGTGCCATCGTACGCCGGTTGCGATCGACCTGCCGCACCAGGCTCGAACCGAGCTCTTCCAGTCCCTTACCGGTAACGAACGACATGGGGCTTTCGCCGTCGGCCTGCTTGGAATAACCTGTGTTGGCCCGGAAATGCCCTTCCAGCCGGTCTATCTCCTGAAACATCTGGTAAGGAATGTTCTGCGCTAGATAGTTGGCACTACCATTCTCTATATAGTTGACCGAGTCGCGGCCTTTAGTGAACTCGTGGTCCATCCGGCCAGACACTATCACCGGGGAAAACACGGCATCTTCCATAACAATCTGGGTCAGCAACGTCAGTTTCGCCATCGACGCAGCCAAACCTACCGCATCGGAAAATTGGCCTTTCAACTCGTCGAACGTGGTCCGCCGTGCGACAACAAACGGGGGACGGTCAAGCGGATGCTCATACGGTTTTGCGAGCAGGTCGTCGCCGAAGGCATCGCACGTCTCGTAGATGCCCCATCCGTCAATATATTCTATAACCTCGAACCCACCGAGAGCGCCGTCCCAGCCTGCCTTGTGGCCCGGATACATTCCTGCACCCCCACTGGCATACTGTCGGGCCTTGTCGGCCAGATGCGGATAGGCGGCAACGAACCGGTCAGGAGGCAGATAGTACTGGAATGCCACTTCGGTCGGTTGACCGTCAGTCCCCCAAGCGCCAAGCCAAGTCGTGAACGGGTCGCGTAGCTCCGCAGACGGATACCGGTAGCCGTTCCTGTCACGCTTCTCGACTAGACGCCACCCGGCAAAACCGTAGCCAGGCAGCCACAGTGATGCCTGCTCGATCGCCTGTTCGATATTGCACAGACGGTCAAAGTTTCCTACAATCCGTTCACGTTTTTCTGCGGCTTTACGGGCCGAATCAGAATCGCTGTGAAAAGGAGGGTCGACACGCAACGTCGGTACCCCCGCAATCATCTCGGAAAAACGTTCCACTCCAGACTTGATGTGGTTGGCTGCCGGTAACGAGATCTCGTTCGACCCCAAACCGGGTAGGAGTACGTCGACCGCGTCCTTGCCGCCGTTCATCAACGCCCTAATTCGGTGACGGTCAGCCATCGCGGGTGCGTTGAGGCGTCTCAACCCGTCGACAGCGGCACGGGCCTGTTGGGTCGTTTTGGGATCAGGCTTGTATGCCATCAAAATCTCCTTCATTCATGCGAATACCGGTTTGAGCATAGGCGGCTGGGTGCGCTTCACATAGCGGGTCTGCGTGTACTCAACGTTCGCCTTGACCGAACGGTTTATAGACCAGCCGTCCATCATCGGCTGGGAAAACCATGAAGCCATCACTAGGTCGTCGTCGGCATGTTTGTTGCCGGTATAGTCCGGGTCAAAATTAAGGAACGTCTGTGCTACACGGTCCGACTTCTTCCGGCTTTCACCGTCCCCGTATGGCAACGTGATAGTTGGCGGGTCCGTGCGTAGCCGCGAAAACATTGCGGTCACCCCTGCAGCATCATCCCACTTGTTTGTCCGCGACGTGTAATGGCCCTTGACCTGCACACCTTCACGGGCACAGAAGTCGCGGATAGTCGTATCTAGCCACCACGACTGCGCCATATTCTTTTCTACAATGAACAGTGTGCAGCCGTATTTTTCCCGCCACAACTTCAATATCTGTCGTCCGCCTTCGATACCCGCCTTAGCTTCGATAATGTCGATCAGGTGACGGCGTCCATGAGTGCCGAACCCAGGCTCGTATCCCCATAGGACCCCTGCTACAGGTTTCGTTTCGGCAGGGTCGATGCCAGCAATCAGACGGGTCACCCCCGCAGGTCGCTCCCCTGCCACCCTCGTGTAGTCGCGGCATCGTTCGATGTCGGACGCAGCCACGAGGATAGTCGCATCGTCTTTCGGGTTGTTCATCATGTTGCGTTGGAAATACGGTTCGCCTTGCTGCCTGCGCTGCTCCTGCATGTATTTGTGCGGATACTGTTTCGGCCACAACATGCAACCGGATTTGTCGTGTGCCTCGTGAGCGTCCTCGCCAAGGACACATAGAGGGTCATGTACCGGATAGATTTTTACGGTCCAGTCGTCAGACCGTTTCAACACTTCCGAATAGATGTCTTGAAGGTGCTGGCGGGAACCGATCAGCGCCATCCCTGTAGCGGGCAGCTTTCGTGACATCAGGTCGGTGAAGAACCATTCGATGTCGCCAGCCCTCACCGAAGGGGACCGTACATGCTTGTGTTCCTGCATGTCGTCTACGATGAGAAGGTCTGCATCGCGGGACAGGATCGAACCGCCCTTGCCGATCGCAACCATCGTCGGAGACGCCTGTATCTTGCTTCGGACTCCGACCGTGAACTCCGAACTTGTCCACGCCATGTTGGCGCGCGCTGGCGGGCGGAACTCTTTTCCGGGACCCAGTATCTCTTCATTCAACTGTTTGTGTAAGGTCAGAATGTTGAGCACGTAACCTACCGACTTTTCTGCGAGGTCCGCCGTCTGCGACACCCACATGATTCTGATGCCAGGGTCTTTCGCTATCCGCCATGCGCAATACTTGCGAAGCATCGTTGACTTGCCATGGCGCTGCGGAGCGAGCAGCATTGTACGGCCACCCGTATCGGCAGCATCCGAAATGTCTTTCGCCCAATCCATATGGAAATCGGTAACGACATCGTCAGGCCAGTACCTGCGGCAGAACGCCCCGAAATCTTCGAGAGCTGCCGTCACCGTCGCATCCGGCCCCGACCATTCTCCCTGCGCAACTTCGTCTGCCTTGTCACGCCGGAAAGACACCATCCACCGCGACACGTTCGCGGCAGGAACATCCAGCTGCTGGGCGACATGAGACTGTGTGACCTGCCCCGCGAACAGTTGTTCTGCCCAGCCGGACGCGACAAACTTGTCGAAAGCAGGGCCGCGACGTTCCGACCCGCGACCGTCTACAGAATCTTCCGGGTCCTTATAAGTTTTAGAGTCGTCGTAGGAAGGCTTCGCGTCCCACCGGCGCATACGGGACGGCTGTTCGTCACGGGCGGTCCCTTCCTGCTTGCGACGGGCCCACGCCTGTTTCGCGTGAGAATGGGTGCAGTACCGCTTATTTACCGGCGATTTGGCAGGCAGCAACGCCTCGCATCCCCACAGAGAACAGGACCGACGCGCCATAGCAACCCGACCGTAGAAAGTTAGTGTA